CTATTCGGTGAAGTAACTCATTTGCTTGGAGAAATTGCTGAGCTTAACGGATTCGATAAAGATGATGAAGAGCAGATTACTGAAATAAAAAACTAATCAAGCAGGACTTTGAAGCAAGTATGTTGCACATCTTATTGCAGGATAAGAATATAATGCCGGACGAAGTCTATAATAAACCAAGGGGCGTAAAGAACTTTATTTATGCCTCTACTTTACTTCGCATAGAACAAGAAGAAAAAGCGGCCAATAAGCCAAAATCCGCGAGGTGATTATAATGGAAATTTGGTTAAGTAACGGTACTAAAGATAAATTGCAGATTCCTGTAAACCCTCAAGAGTTCGGTGAAAGTTATACACGAAACTTCGAAGATATAGTATTAGCAAACGGTGATGAAAAGACCGTAATAAGTGGAAGAAATCTTAAAGAATACACTTTAGAATCATTCTTCCCAAAAATCCGACCTTTATACGCTTCTACGCATGACTTGTTAGAACCTCAAGAATATGTAAAGAAGATTCAGGATTGGATGGATGCTAAGAAAGTCCTGCTATTGCAAGTAACTACTACTAATGTTAACTTACAGGTAACCATTCGCTCCTTTGAATGGAAAGAAGTTGGTGGAGCCGTAGGAGATATTGAATATACGATTGAGTTAAAAGAATATTCACCTATAGCTTATTCTACTATTAGTGTAACAAAACCTAAACCTCCAGTTCGCCCTCCTGTATCAAAAGAACAACCTAAAACCTATACTGTAGTTAAAGGTGATAAGCTATGGACTATCTCAAAGAGATTCCTAGGTAGCGGATCATCATGGACTGAAATATATACAAAGAATAGAAGTGTTATTGGACCTAATCCTAACCTTATCTATCCGGGTCAGAAGTTGGTACTTCCATGATTACTCTTTATATTTATCCCGGTCCTGATTATAAGTTTGATGCTACAGATATGGTTAAAAGCGTGGGTTGGTCTGGGGATATTAATAGTTTACCTAGACAAATTGATATTAGCTTGCATAATACTAATGATATAACTTCTCGTCAAACGTTGATACCTATTGACCCAGGTAATGCTGTAGTATTATTGAGCGACGGAGAGGAAATATTTAGAGGTCATATATTCAAAGTTTCAGTAGATGCTTCAGGCGCAACTTCATTTACAGCCTATGACCATCTTATCTTTGTTACTAAAAACACTGATTCTATTCTTATTAAAGATAGAAAGATTTCAGATGTTATGGTTGCTCAATGTAAAAAATATGTAATCCCTGTTGGGTACATTGAGGATACAGGTGTTAAGGTAGGTAAAATGGTTTGCCAAGGTCAAGCTCTATCTGATATTTGGTTAGATGGGTTGGAAGAAACAAAGAAATTAAACGGTAAGTCATATAAAATTTATGCTGAAAAAGGCGAAGTTCGTATGATTAGTCGTGCTAATTCTTCAAAAATGACTATAACTGTAAATGATGTTATAGGTGCTACCAAGGAAAGATCTGTTGAAGATTCTCGAACTCAGGTAATGGTTACTAAAGGTTCTTTGGATCCATCTGAGGAAAGTGCCGGAGAGGGTGGAGAACCTCCAACTAAATTCCAATCTGTTACTGAACGAGATGAATGGGCAGCGGCTCACTATGGAGTTATGCAGCAAGTTGAAACTGCTGATGATAAAGCTACCATAGAGGAAATGAGACAAAAAGCCAAACAGATACTTAAAGATATGAGTGGAGTTAAGACAACATTAAATATGGACTTTATTGGAAATGTTGCTTGTACTACAGGTAATAGAATTGAAGTTGTAGATGATATAACAGGTATAGTTGGTGAATTTTATATAACTGCTGATGACCATTCTTGGGATGGAGGAGTTTATAAAATGTCTCTTCAACTATCAACTAAATTGGAGTAGGTGATTTTAATGGCTGAAGGTAATGCTTTTACAAACTTATTAAGGTTAATGAAGACTCAAGGTTACAATAAAGATGTTCATATTACAGTAGGTTCAGTAAAATCATCTGGTCCACTAACCATCATTATTGATTCAATTGAAATAACTGAAGAAGACTTCATTAAAACTAAGGCTGCTGAAACTTTGGCGCCTAATGATAAAGTTTTAATCTTAATTGACGGAAATAACTTTTATATAATTGATAAGGTGGTGGCCTAATGTTAACTCCTCTTATCATTACAAATGAAAATATAAACTCATTACAACAAGAAGATGCAGCTAATGTTATTCAACCTAGCAAAACATATAAATTTGACTTTAAGACAGGTAAATTTATTGGTGAGTTTGTTGATGAGGAAGAAGCAATTAAACAATCAGCTATTAAAGCTATTGTTACAAATCGAGATAAATACCTAGTCTATACTGAAGATTTCGGTTGTGAGATTTTCTATTTATTCGGTAAATCTTACTCTGAAGAATATTTGAAAATAGAGGTACCTCGATTAATAAAAGAAGCATTGATGCCTGATGATAGAGTAGAGTCAGCTAAGAATTTTGTTATTTCAAAAGAAGGAGATTCTTTAAATATATCTTTTGAAATTGTAACAAATATAGGAGACTCAGATATACCAGTGGGGGTGGTATTTAATGGCGTTTGAGAATGAGACGCAGGAAGAAATTCTTAAAAGGATGCTTCAAAAAGTAGATGATGGCATTGATAAGCGTGAAGGTTCTATCGTACATGATATGTTGAGCCCGGCTTCAATTGAATTTGCACTTGCATATATTGAGTTAAATAATATACTTAACTTCGGTTTCGCTGATACTACTTATGGTGAGTATTTAGATAGACGTGTCAGAGAAGTAGGTTTAACTCGTAAATCAGCTTTGAAAGCAACTGGCAAGCTTACATTTACAGGACCAGTAAATACAGTAATTCCCGCTAATACTATAATTAGTACAAGTGATGAATTAAATCCTATCTATTTTCAAACATTAGAAGAACTTATTATTATGAGTGAAAGACCTTATAAAGTAAATGCTGAAGCCACTGCAGGCGGATTGGATGGAAATGTAAATGTAGGATTTATTACTGAGCTCCCTGCTGACTTGCAAGGTGTAGGTATAACTGTAACTAATGAACTATCATTTGAAGGTGGATCCGATATTGAATCAGATGAAAACTTGCTTGTTCGTTACTATGATAGAATGCAGAATAAAGCTGCCGCTGGAAGTATTAATGAATATAGAACTTGGGCATTAGAAGCTCATACCAATGTATCAGATGCTCGAGTATTTGAAAAATGGGATGGCCCAGGAACAGTAAAAGTAGTTTTACTTGCCACAAATAGGCGACCTCCATCTCAATCAGTTGTAGATATTGTTTATAACTATATTGAAGAGAAACGCCCTATAGGATCGGAAGTAACAGTCATAGGTGCAAAAGAAGTGCCTGTAGATATTAGGGTTACACTAACATTAAAAGAAGATGGGGTTTTAGGAGATGCTATTACTCAAATAGGAAATAATGTAACAACATATTTAAAGTCTTTAGCCTTTAATGATACGATTATCCGTTATACAAAAATAGCGGAGTGTATTCTTAATGCTACTGATGTACTTGACTACGAAAACTTATCAGTTAATTTAGGAACCTCTAATATTCAAATAGCAAGTGACGAGGTTGCAGTTTTTGGAAAAGTTTTTAATATTTAAGGAGGAAAAGATAAATGTCAGCTATTTCAAACTATCTTGAAAACAAACTTATTGATGCTACACTTCGCGGTATTTCTTTTACAGCTCCAGCAAAGGTTTATCTTGCACTTTTCACTACTGATCCAACTGATGCTGGAACAGGTACTGAAGTATCCGGTGCAGGTTATACTCGTAAAGAAATTACTTTCGGTGCTCCTACAGATGGTGCAGCTATTGTTTCTGCAGAAATTATCTTCCCAGCTGCTACAGCTTCGTGGGGAACTATCTCACATTTAGCAGTTTATGATGCTGATACTGCAGGTAACTTACTGTATTACGGACCTATTGCTACACCTAAAACTATTAATATTGACGACCAATTGAAAGTGTCAGCAGGGGACATTACAATTACTCTGAAATAATGACACTTATTTCGGAGGAGGATTAAAGTATGTCGCTTATTAAAACAATAACTTGGAACGTTTCCAACAACTTTGATGACTCCACATTTGTTATAAGCTCTCCCGCTGCTCAACAAGTAGATACTATCTCCTTCTACGGTAGCGGGTATGCTCACTCTGAGGGTCAAGCAGATGTTGTTGCCTCTGTAAGTCTATATGATCCAGATACAAGTACCTGGCATAATGTAGGAAATATTCCTATACCCGCAAGTGGTGGTACATCTTCTCATGGTGGAGATGCTTTAGATTTTAATAATTTAAGCTTGACATTCCCATTACAGAGAGTATCTAAAATCCGCTTACATGGTACTTATGTAGGTACATTGTATCGAAGTATGGCCAACAATACGATTGATTTATCTCTTTCAGAGGTTATAGAAAGACCGTTTGGCCAAACAGTTAATCTTATTGGTGAAGCATTAGTTGCGGCGCCCCTTCGAGTTATCTATCATAAAGACTTTGATACTTTTGCTGATATAACAAATGATGCTACTTTTACAAGTGAAGTAGATGTTATTAGAGGTCTTAAAGCATCAATTTTAACTGACACTACAATTGATGTAGGTAATTTAAGAAATGCTCATATTGTAAAGTTGCCACCTGCTTCAATAGAAGGTAATGCAACTGTTACTAACGCAAGCGTAGCAAAAATTGGTCGAGCTAAAGGCAGTTTCAGTGGTTCAGGAACAGTTCAAAGCAGAACATTTCAAAAGTATCGTATAATCAAAGCTTCACTTGAAACCGATAGCGATTTTGAATCGTTTGGTGTTGTAAGAGATATCCGACGAGAGATGTTGGATTACTTACCTAACTATTATGATTCATCAGTAGAAGTTGATAATATTATGACTTCTGAAGCAAGTGAGTTAAAACGATTAAGTTACTTTATTTATAATGTTCTTGATCAGTTCTTCTTAGACACTGCTACTTGGGGATTAAAACGTTGGGAAGCAATTTGTGGTCTAAAAGAAGACCCAACATTGAACTTTGAACAACGAAGAAATAGAGTTAAGCAAAGATTAGTAGGTTATGGTACACTAACAAAGAACTATCTAAAAGAGCAATTTGAATATTACTATCAAGTAGATATTGAAGAGGTTCCTAGAGAGTATCAAGTTATCATTACACTTACTCAAATGCGGGCAGTCCCTGAGAGCCTCAAATTCTATAATGAATTTCTCGATATGATTAAAAATATAATTCCTGCTCATTTAATTCCTGTAGTTAAATTTACCTATGTTCCTTGGACGGAGTTCAAAACTGCTGACATTAGATGGGGCGATATAAGTAAATTATATACATGGAGACAATTAAAGACTCAGTACTATGAACCTCCTATTTACAAATATGAGGAGACCTTGACTTGGTCTGATGCTGAAGGCGATGGAATGGTATTTGATGATATTTCATTAACTTGGGATAATTTCAGATTAATGGACCCAACCAATACTTATCCTGATGTTGAAGAGTTTTTATGGTCTGATCTTGATGAAACGACATGGACGGAACTAGATTCACAAATTACTAATAAATGGGAGGTTGCAATTTAGTGAGTACAAATAAAACCTCTAATCTTGAACTTCACAGCTGGGTCGATTCTGACCCAGTTGATATTGTTGAGATTAATGAAAACTTTGAAAAGCTCGACAAGGCAAGTGGCTCAAAGATCTATATTGAAAGCTTTAAGAAAATGCCTTTTGAACCAGACGACACAGCGAGGATACAACGAGCTATAGATGCAGCTCCTGAATATTCAGAATTAGTATTTGACTCAAGAGTGGAATACTTTTTCACAAGTGTTGTTAGTACAAAGACTCTAACTATTGATTTGGGCGGTGCTAATTTAACTGTTAATCCATATGCAGTTCAGACACCTGCTATTTGGTTTAAAGGCGAACTTGGTGATCCCTTACTAGTTAATGCAAGTGTTGCAGCAGATGACCGTATCATTCAAGTAACAAATGCAGTTAACTTATTCTCTAAACATGACTATGTGGTTATTGGAGATAACTTTGCTACACCTAAATGGGCAGACCCTTTAACAACTGCTTATACAGGCCGATCTGAAGTCAATCAGATTGAAAGCATAAGTGGTGATTCAATTACTCTTGCTAAATCTGTTGAGTGGCCTTATAGTATGACTGATGGTTTTTATATTCAAAAAATTACTAAAATGCTTGATGCTCCTACAATCAAGAATAGTGGTAATATTCAAGAAATTGATCCGGGAGTAGTTTCTACTGATTCTCCAGCTCTTGCTGGTAAAGGTCATATTTTCCAATTTGAATATGCTCTACAACCTAAAGTTGAAAATGTCACAGTTAATGGATGGCAAATGCACTTAGTTAACTTCTATCGCTGTGTTCATCATAGAACTGAACGTATAAGAGGCCATAAACCTTTTAGACCTGCAGAAGGCGGACATGGTTATGTAGTCAAAGTCGATAACTCTTGGGGTGGAGTTGATACTCATGTATTCGGCTTCAGAGCCCGCCATACAATTGACTGGTCAAGAAGTTATGATTGTACTTCAAAGAACTGTTTTGCCATGAATCCTGACGGAGTAGCTTTCTATACTCACGGATTAGGTTCAAAACGTATCAGGTCTATTGAAGATACAGTTATGGGTGCAGTTAATGCAGTTGAAGGTTGGTCAATGGGTAACCCAGGATTTGCTGCTGACTATGATATGGAAATTATTAATCCTAAGTACTTTGGCGTTAGTTATGCACTTGCTATGAAAACAGGTTCCAAAGGACTTCGTGTTATTAACCCATCATTCAGATCAAGAGCAGACTATGTAATTGGCATTACTCGTGGCGCTAAGAATTTCTATATGCTTGGTGGAGAAGTAGAAAACTATCATCCTACAGGTCTTAACCGATATGCTATTTTAGTTGCGGGAGCTACTGGAGGCAGTGAAGTTATCGAATATCCTAAAGATATTACAATTCGAGATACTCGAATTAGAGGTAATGGAATTGTTAGTGTTGAAGCAGAAGGAACTGTTGTAGTTGAAGATCTTGACTTTGATGTAAATATCGTAGCGAACGGTGGTTTAGCAGGTGCTCTTCGTATCTGTGAAAATTCAACACCTGTTCCCAAAAATCTCATTGTTCGAAGAAATAGATTAATTGGTGCTTTTGACCGAGGCATCTATGGAAGCTATGCTCCTTCAGGATCATATGTAGTTGAAGATAACTATGTTGAAGGATATAGAACAGGTGGTATTCAGCTGCGAGCTGCGAATAACTTATATGATAAAGGTAATAAAGTTATCTATAATGGCTCTTCTGCAGAACGAGGTTACTCAAGTGATATTGCTGCTTCTATTGCCGCAGGCGCGGTTGTAAAGGATAATATTCCTAATCAAACTCGAGCAAGTGGAGTAATTGATATTAGTGGAGCTGCTTCTACTTTATCTTATATCATTCCTCATAGCTTGATTGCAAAGCCTACTAAGTTCACAGTTATGGCTGGTAACTCTGTGGCAGGTACGGCCGAGATCAATTATATTACTCCTTGGTCCACAAACCTAACAGTAACATTTAAGAATAACCCTACAGTAGGTACAAATAACATTAAATTGTATTGGACTGCTGAGGTATAAAATAACTATTTTATTTTAGGGTGGAAGCTGATTTCACCCTAATTTTGGTTTACAGATTAAGATTTTCTATATATAATGCTATTACTACACTAAACAGGAGGTTATTTATGAGTACAAATAAGACTAAAAACCTTAAGTTACACTCATGGGTTGGTTCTGATCCAATTATCAGAGATGAATTTAATGATAACTTTAAATTAATTGATGATGGCTTTCAGTCTATGGATGAAAAGATCGCTAGCGCTGCGGGTGGAGCTCCAAGGGGTGCGTACTTAACTTTAGCTCTATTACAATCTGCCTTCCCAACTGGAGACAGTCATAACTATATTGTAACAGGTGCTGTAAGAGAAGTTGATACTTTAACTATCACTGCTGTACCGACTGCTTCAGGTAACGTAACAGTTACTCTTAATGGCGTAACTTTCAATATTGCTCTTAGTACCTCTACTGAAACGACTGTAAATGCAGTTGCAACAAAAATCCGTAATACAGTCTTTGCAGGTTGGACTACAGGTGGGACGGGCGCAGTTGTTACATTCACTGCAGATGCCGAAGCTGCTAAATCAGCTCCTAGTTATTCTGCTGGATCTACAGGTGCAACAGGTACTATGGTTGTTACTACTACAGGTTTAAATCCTGATGGTAAATGGTACTTTTGGAATGGAACAGCTTGGACTGCAGGTGCTATTTATCAACCTTTATCTTTAAAAACAGGAAGTGTATCAGCTGATAAAACAGACTTCTTAGTAAGAAGTAAAAACCTGTTTAATATCACTTCAATTACTTCAGGACTGTTCATTGATTGGAACGGTAATGCAAGTACAGATCCTGTTGTAAATAGTGCTTATAATACTTCTGATTATATTCCTGTATTAGCAGGTAAAACATATACTATTAGCTTGGCTCGAGCTTATAGTTTGTACAATACAAACAAAACTTGGATAAGCGGTGTTAATGGTGGTTCTTCTGTTGTTACAACTTTTGTAGCTGCGCAAGATGGGTATTTGAGATTCTCTTATCCTGTTGGAACTACAAATGTTCAAGTTGAAGAAGGTCCGACTACTACTGCATATGAAACTTATGGTATTATTAAGTTCCCTATGTTAGATGGTGGTTCCATGAGGGATCAAAGTATTACTAATACTAAGTACGGTTTGCAGAGTATTGAGACAACTCACGTTAAAGATAAGAATATTACCACTGGTAAGATTGCTGATTCTGGTGTAGAGACAATCAATATTAAAGATAAAAATGTAACTGGAGCTAAAGTAGCAAGTAAAACTTTAGAAGGTCGTTCTATCAAAGAAAAGGAAATTGCTTCTTATCATACTACCTTTATGGATATTGGTAAGAATATGTTCAATAAAGACAGCGTTCAAAATTCTTTAGGATATTATCCTGACCATTTAAGCGGAAATTTAACGGTTAATGCAGGTTATAATGCTTCTCACTATATCCCTGTAAAAGCTGGAACTACTTATGCTATTTCCGCAGCTCGTAAAGTCGCTGTGTATAATACAGATATGGTAGTTGTACCTGCTCAAGGAATGGATATTAACCCTGCAGCTGCTTCTACTATTACACCTGCTCAAGATGGCTATATCAGAGTAGCTTTTGCTACAGGTACGTCTTGGACTAATGGTCAAGTAGAACAAGGTTCTGTTCAAACAACTTATGCAGCTTATGTTAGAAAGATTCCTAATCTTGAAATTCCAGATAGTGCTGTTACAACTACAAAAGTTGCTGATAAAGGTATCACAAACCTTAAGTTGGGTGATGGCTCAGTTGATGGGAGAACTATTAAACAAGGTGAAGTTTCTTATTACCACACTACTTTCATTGAAGTTGGTAAAAACTTGTTTAATAAAAGTGATTCTGGTGTCTCATTAGGATATTATATTGACCATGCCACAGGAACTTTCCAAGCAAGTGCGAGTTATAATACTTCTAACTTTATCCCTGTTAAATCAGGTGTAACTTATGCTGTATCCAAATGTAGAAAAGTAATTGTATATGATGCTCAAAAGACATTTATTGCGGCTCAGTCTATTGATATTGTTAATGGTATTACAACAGTTACTCCTTTACAAGAGGGATTCATCAGAGTATCATTCAATGTTGTTAATGACTGGGCATTAGGACAAGTTGAAGTAGGATCAGTACAGACTGCATACGAGCCTTATATTCGTAAGGTTAAGGATATTCAGGTAGATGGCGCCGCTATTAAAACAAAGTCTATTGATGCTTCTCATATCAAAGATGATGTTATTACAGCAACTCAAGTTGACTTTGTTAATTTGGGCAAAAACTTATTCAACTCTGCTACTCGTACTGTTGATTACTTTATTGCTAATAACACAGGTACTTTGAGTAATAGCCCAACAACTTATGATACATCTGATTATATTCCAGTTAAATCAGGTATAACATATGCTATCTCAAAGTGTCGTAAAGTACTTGCGTATGATAATAATAATGTTGTTATTTCAAGTTCATATCAAGATGTTTCTATGGTTCCTACAACTATCACTCCTACGCAAGATGGTTACATTCGTGTAAGTTTTGCTAAGACTGATTTAGCTACTGCTCAGGTTGAGCAAGGTTCCACACAGACAACTTTTGAGCCTTATGGATTAAAGTTAACAACTTCCGTTGGTCTTCAAAATAAATCAGTTAAATCTGCAAATGTTGATGATAAAGCAATTCAAGTAGCTCACTTATCTGACGAAGTAGAACAATTAATGTCAAGTGCATCTGGACTTAACACTCTAACTGTTGTAAACGCTGATAAGATTGGCTTCATTGCTGATAGTTATACTGAAGGTTTATATGCTGTCAAAGGTAAAAACTATATCAATAAGTTAAGTTTGTTCTCTGATTACAACTATGAAAACTTCGCTCAAGGTGGAGATACTTATAGAGGTAACTTGGATCGCTTACGTAAAAAACAAGGTAAATTCCACCCAACTTTAAGTTGGCAGGATTTCAAACCGAAGTATGCTGTGTTAGCGGCTGGGACAAATGATAGTGCTTATATGACTTTAGAACAGTTTGGAAATGACTTGAGAGCAGTGTTAGAAACTGTACAAGGTTTAGGAGCTATTCCTATTATCTCAACAGTTCACCATACTGCAAGCTTAGGCTCGGGTGTAATTAACTTATACCGCCAAATTGCTCAAGAATATGACATTGACTTTATGGATATTTTACCTCCAGTTTATAGAACTCAAGGTACTAGCTACGCTCCTTTCTGGGTCGGCGGTCATGCAGGTACAAGAGCAAATGCTTTGCTTTCTGATAATATGGAGAAATATTTAAGTAAATTGCCAAGACCGCGTCAAAGTCTGAAAATCTTCAGAAAGCGTGATAGTGTTGCTGTAAGTTCTATGGACGACTTGATCTTTAGCAATAACTTAGAACGTGCTAAGAAGTTCAGAGAGATTCATGTAGGACACACTGCACTTGTTGATCCTAAGAACGTAGATGATGTAAATAACAAGACTATTGCAAACGTAACAAGCGAATATTTAAAGATCCAAAACTCTGAGAATGTTGCTTTCAACGATTATGCTTTAGTATCTGCAATTCTACCTTCTACTGCTTTAGGTTTATCATCACTTGCTTTGGAGATTAGCGATACAACTGCTGAAGTATATGTAAAAGACGTAGTTGCAACTCCTTACCCTAGCCCGACATTCTACCAAAGTTTTGAGATGGCTGACCCATCAGTATTTAATGTAGGTGACAAGTATACTTCTGCGGATCCTGTATTTGCAGGTCTAACGTTTACTGTTACTCAAGTTAAATCTGACAGAGTAATTATGTCTCCTTACAAATCGGGAACTAACAACCCTGGTACTTTAACAAAGACTAGTGGTATCGGTCCTGCAACTGTAAACTATGACTATACTTCTGTAGGTTTTGCTGATGACTATCCAGTAGGTAAGCAAAACATTGGTCACTGGGTTAAATTGTCATTAGTTAATGGTAAGTTTGAGGTTCCTTATAATTTAATTAAGAGCTGCGTCGACTATGACAAGGCATCATTCTTAATTAAGAAAGCAGGTGCGTTTAACCTTAATAAAGTTGAGGTTGAATGGAGTGGTAAAGAGGACAAGGTTTACAGATCTCGTCCACTGAAAACTGCTGAACCTACAGGAACTGAATTACTTGCTCAAACTAAAATGGGTAATAGTACCGAGTTAAGTGGTTGGACAATTGATGGTACAATAGCAACTCCATTTGTACCTGCTGATAACAACCTACCGAGAGATACCACAGGTTGCATAGAGATTACTACTGCAAACAAGATTTCTCAAAGTATTACAAACCCATCCTTAAATGAGGAAGTTGAAGTTGAGGTTCGAGCTATTGCAAGATACTTCCCAACTATCAATGACCCAGCGGGTTCCACATTTACTATCACTGAGGACACTTATGACTATGCTGATCTTGCTATGGATATTACTACAGGAACAGATGCTGCTCATATTCATACTATGACTGATAGAATTAATACCCACTGGAAAGAAGTCTCATTCAGAATTTCTATTCCTCACGCTTGCACAAGCATGAAGTTCAAGTTTTATTCAAAAGATAAAACTATTCAGATTGCTAAGGTTTCAGTAAAGAAAGTATAATGTGAGGGGCTTCTAGCTCCTCCTTTTGCTTTTCAATAAAATTTGAATTTTATATTATAAAATCTCCTATTTTGGTATGCAAAACTGCTTTAAAAAGCATATATATTATGAACAGTTCTATTAAAGGGAGGAAAAATAATGAGTTCGGAAAAACATGAGAACTTAAGTTTGCATAAATGGGCTCCTACGGACAATGTAAAACGGACCGAATTTAATGATAACTTTGCTGCTATTGATGAGCATGCCAAAGAAGTTATTGATAATATTAATGCTCTAAATCAGCCTAACTCGATCCCATCTTCAAAGTTAAGAACTACAGAAGATGCTAATAAGATTAAGTTAATTAACTTATCTGATGAAGTATTACAGGCAATGGCCGGCTCAACTCCTGTAAATGTAACTCCGGGTGTCGATTCAGTAACAACTGAAAAGATTGCTAAAGGTGCGGTCTCTGCAGAGAAACTTGGTCCCGCTGTAATGGGCAAAAACTT